GTATATTACTTATCTATCAAATGAGCAATAAAAAATTCCGCAACTTGCGGAATAATTTTAATAACCGTATTCTTTTAGAATAGCTTTTTCATCATCTAAATTTCCATTATCATCTTCATAATCAGATGCAAGTGCGTCTAAAAAGTCTGGATCGTTGAGTAACTCTTCTTCTTGTTCATCTATATAGTGATTTTCTGGATTCATATTTATCTACCTCATCAACTAAAATAGTATTAATGAGATAACTTAGTTTTTCAATTTTGGGTAAGAAGAAGAAACGGACATAATATTTGTAAAAAGGAAAGGAGGAAATGTTATGAAGTAAACGATGTTTCTTCTTCTTACATTTATAATATAGTATATTTACTTCATATATGCAAGAAAAGATTTATAAAAGATAAAAAGTTTTCTGAATCAATTGGAGCTATCTCTACAATACATTTCGAAAATTGCCAAGAAACTATAAAAACTGTATAATAACTTGAATAGAAAGGAGTTTATTTCTATGATTCACTTTAAGACAGGAATTTGTCCTAAATGCGGCCGAAAAGCCATCTTGATGTATAGTAATAATCCATTAAGTGGAGAAACAGTTTGTTTCGACTGCATTTGTAACAATTTAAATTATTTAAATTTAGAACATGCGGATTTTTTCTGCAGAACATATAATTTACCTTTTAAACCTGAACTTTGGATGAAATTAGCCGAAGAATATAAGGTTGCCGTTTTCCGTAAATATACAGAAATGATTTTAGAAGACGAAGAAAATCGTCCTAATTTAGCATATGAAACAAGTACACATGATATTTGGAAACGCACGAATAAAGAATGGGAAAAAACTCGTTCTTTCACAGAAATTTTGATGAAACTTTCCAATATTAAAGAATCTTATATTGCTCGCGGAAAATTAAAATGAGGTGAACAATACACTTTCGAAGATTTAATTAAACTTGATAATACATATAACAAAACAATTAAAGCAAATAATATTGTTAATCCTTTACAAAAAGAAGCCGTAAAGGAACTTTGTAAAATTCATATTGAAATGGATGAAGCTATTAGAGCAAAAGATGCAAAAGCATTAAAAGATTATTCAACAGCATATGCAACCTTTGCAAAACAAGCTGATCTTGAAGGTATGATTAATGAAACAAAAACTGACGATATTACAACCGTTGCGGAATTATATGATTATATGGAAAGAAATGGTTTCCAATTCAAATTTAATGATGGTTATGATAGAGATGAAGTTGATCGTACAATTAAAGATATGCAAGAATATATCCGCAAACTTGTATTAGAATCGACAGGTTTACAACCATTACTTGAAGACATGATGCGTCAAAAGATGCAAACGGCGGAAGAAGAAAAAACTGCGCAAGTTACACAACAAGTCACACTTCAAGATTTACTTAACTTTACACCAGAAGATACTGCAATAGATACAGAAGACGATAAAGAAGTATTAGATGAAAATTTCGAAGATGATACACCTAATCAACAAACAGTAGTTCACTTAAAAGAGGAAGAATAATGGCGGGATTGATTGATGATATCTTTGATGAGAATTATATAGACCCGGAGATTGAAGAATACTTTAATTTTTTAGACGCAGATGAGCAAGATCATACCGGATTCCTTAATAAAAAAAGAGTTCGCGAAAATTTTAAACAATGCGGCGAAATGTTAGATTTATTCCAACAATACCCTGATAAATTCATTGACTTAATTACACCAAAGTCAAGTGCTTTTCACTTGTTCTTTTTCCAAAGAATTATTTTAAGAACAATGTCATGAGGAAATGCATCATATGATACTTTCTCTCGTGGTACATCAAAATCTTTCTTAGCTGATATTAGTAGATATTTAAAATGCATGTTCGTTCCAAGACACAATTCAACAATTACAGCTGGAACTAACAAACAAGCTGCAGAAATCGCTAAACAAAAAGTTGTTGATGATTTGTGGCAAAAATTCCCTCTTTTAGCAAATGAAATGCAGAAGAGAAAAGTTGCAGGTAAAATTCTTGATGCCTATAAAATGGGCAAAGATTATGTTGAATTTAACTTTAAAAATGGTTCATCACTTGGCTTAGGAAATGTTAGAGGTTTGCGTAGACAATCTCTTATTTTCGAAGAAGTTATTGAACAAGATGAAATAAAAGTAAACGAAGTTTACATTCCTTTATTGAACGAACCTCGTAGAATGGCGAATGGATTAATCAATCCTTATGAACCACAATCTCAACAGATTTACATTACTACTGCGGGTTTCCAAGGTACTTTTGCTTATGATAAGTTAATTGAAATTCTATGTAGAGTTGTCCTTGAACCAGATAAATACTTTGTATTGGGCGGGTCTTATAGAATTCCTCTCTACTGCGGTTTAACAGCCCAAAAGCAGATAGAAGACGTTATTAATTCACCATCATTTAGTAAAGCTTCATTTGAACGTGAATATGAATCTAGATGGTCTGACGCGCCAATGGGTGCGGCATTTAGTGCTAATATGGTTTCTTCTTTAAGACAAGTTAAAGTTGTCGAATTAAAAAATAAAATACAAATGCCAGACCAATTTTATGTAATCTGCGCCGATATGGCTAAAGATGGTTCTGCTGAAACTGCGGTTGGTATAGCAAAAGTTATTCCAAAGGACCATTATTTCTCGTACAAATTTGTTAATTTAATAACTATCCCTTCTACTGATTATATGGTAATAGCGAATACTTTTAAGAAGCTCGTTCTTACCTATAATGCTAAACTACTAATTTACGATGCTAATGGTATTGGGGCGGCTATGCGTGACTGGCTCAACAAAGAGACCACAGATGAAAGCGGCTTTATATTAGAAGGTTTAGGAATTATTAATCCACCTGATAGTGCTGAACATGACTTAAAGCGTTATCCAAAAGATAAAACCATCTGTTATGAAATTAAATCAGGCGGAAAAGTTGGTGAACAAATTCACTGGTTCTTCTTCTCAAGAATGAGTACCGGTGCTATTACATTCCCAATTAAATTGTCAGAAGCATTAAACTTATATTCAAAGAATAAATCATTCTGCTCAATGAGTCAGATGAAACAAAAAGAATTCCTTACACCTTTCCAAACAATGGATAAGATGGAAGCTGAATTAAAAAATCTTGATATTGTTAATACTTCAGATCAAATGAGCAATTCATTAAAAATTGTTCGTAGAAATAATGCTATTCAAAAAGACTTCTTCTCAATGGCAGAATATCTTGTTTGAGCAGTAAATCAACATTTTGAATTAGCATATTATAAAAATAAGAAACGTAATGGATCATCAAGAGTGATTGCATTCGTAGATTAGGAGGCCGAATATGGCAAGAGAAAAAGGAGAAACAACTATAAACGAAGAATCTAAAACTGCGACACAGTTTAGAATTAATCGTGTAAAGCAAATCGAAAATATCTATGCCGATGAAGCTTCTACATTAAATCGTTATGATAGAAAAAATAGTGCAACATCTTCGACAATTACAACTGCCGCAGGTGTGCGTGAGGCATTAAGAAATTCTTTTAATAACAGAGAAACTGTTGTTAAACTTTCAAAACAACTATATGCTACAAATCCTATCTATACACAAGCGATTGACTATTTAAGTAATATTTATATGTGGAGATATAAAGTTACTCCTCATAAAATTTATACAAAAAGTAAAGCAAAAGCTAAAAAAGAACTTAAAGAAGAAGATTTTAGATTAATATACCATTTAATGTTGGAAGTTGTTGATGGTTTATCTATTGAAACAAAATTTCCAATGTTATTAAATTATATTTTTAGTGAAGGCGGTGTCTATTTAACAACCGTCTGCGATCCAGATTCATTAACAATTGACACATTATTACTTCCAAGCAAATATTGCCGTAAAATTGGTGATACACAATTTGGAACAGCAATTATTGAATTTGATTTCTCATATTTTGATAACTTAGGTCTTCAACAAGATCAACTTAAAGATTATTTAACAAGTTTCCCAGATGAATTCAAAAAGCATTATAATGCTTATAAAAAAGATTCAAAGAAACGTTGAGTACCTTTAGATCCGACAACTTCAACTGGTGTTTTAATGAATGAGTATTCAGTTCCTACATTCTTCTATATGTATGGAAGTATCTTGGGATATGAAAAATATCAAGATAATGAACTTGAAAGAAATGAAAATTTATTAAAGAATATTGTTGTTCAAACAATGCCACATTATGAAGATAAATTATTATTCGAAGTTGATGAAGTTAAAGCTTTACATCAATCAATGAGAAAAAAGATTGATACAAAGAACTCAAAATTAGTTACAACATTTGGTGATATTCATGTTGACCAACTTGCTAAAAATGATACTGCTGAAAATCAAGTATTAAATAACGCATATAAGTCAATCTATAACAATGCGGGTGTTAATAATAGTATTTTCACTGCAGAAAGCGTTACAGCATTAAAGTATTCACTAATTAGAGATAGAAGTATGGTATGGAAGTATGTACAAGCATTATTAAACTTCTATAGTATCACTATCAATAATTGGTTTGACTTTAAAACCTACCAGGCCGATATTGATATTTTACCAATCTCATCATATACTTACGAAGATGATATAAAGACTTACAAAGATAATGCGACACTTGGTGTCGGTAAGCTCGATTACATTGTAGCGTCTGGTATTAAACAAAAGAACATTGAAGATATGTTCGAATTAGAAAATTTCTTACATCTCGAAAAAATTACTCCAATGCAAACTTCATATACTCAAACTGCAGAAGATAGAGAAAATGAAGAAGGAAAATCAAACGAATCTAAGTCAGGCTCTAAAAAAACTGGAATTGAGCCACCAGAAGAAAAAGATCCTGATAAAGAATAGATGTAACTGACGAGGATAATTATGAAAAGACAAACTATTAACTTTAGTTGGCCTGCAACCTTATCTTTCTCGGCAGACAATGATAACGAAAATGAACGTTTCTCTAGAGGACAATTAAAAGTCTTTTATAAAGGAGAAACAGCAGATCATCGTTATTTCTCAGATGAGTTCTCAGAAAAACTCGTCAAATCATTACCTTATACTCCAATTGTAAGTTATTACGATGAAGAAAAGGATGATTTTGTAGGACACGCCACAGAACAAGCAATTTATGGCATCGTCGATCCATGTGGAGAAGTTTCATTTGAAACAGATGATGAAGGTATTGAATGGTGTGTATGTGATACAATAATGTACACAGAACGTCCTGATAAGGTTGGCAAGATCGCAAAGAAGATTGAAGGTCATAGTCAATCTCTTGAACTCGATCCAAATACTGCAAAGTATGTAATTAACTATGACAGCAAAAGACATTTCAAAAACATTGAGTTCACTGATGGACACTTTGTTGGAGTTAGTGTCTTAGGTTCAGATCAAAAACCTGCATTCACAGGTTCTCAATTCTTCTCTTCTAATGAACAATTCGAAGAAAAGATGAAAATTTTAAAAGAATACTGTGAACGAAAAGATCAAGAAACTCAACCTGGAGGCAACGAAATGGATTTAAAAGAATTTATGACGCTCTCCTGAGGTGATAAGTCTCAAAAAGTATCTGAGGCAGTTGAATCAGCATACAAACAAGAATACTTCTGCTATATTGTCGATATGTTCGATGATTGCGCGATTGGTAGATTCTATTCTTATATTGATGGTTCAGTCAAATTACTTCGTGTTAAATATACCATTGATGACAATGGTGTCGTAACACTTGGTGATGTTAATGAAGTTCATGTTGTATATGAAGATGTACCAGCACAAGCTTCAACTCAAGCTACTCTTGATGACAATGGCGTAGACACACCAGTAGATACTCCTAAAGTAGAAAATGCGGAAACTACACCAGAAGTTCAAACAAATGAATCTGCAACAGACTGCGCTTGCGGCGATGACAAAGAAAAGAACAAAGCCGAAGAAAAGCCAGAAGATGGTGAAGATAAACCAGAAAATGGTGAAGACAAACCAAAAGATGGCGAAGAAAAGCCAGAACAATGTGCAGAACAACTTGCCACTACTGATGATGCTGCACAAAGCAGCAATGAACCTGCAGTAGATGCAGCACAAGTGACTAACGCTCAAAACACCAATACTGAGAAAGTAGGGCTAGCAAATGAACAAGAACAAGAAGAAAATTCAAGTTCTGCCCCACTTACTGACAGTGAAAGAGCAGAATTTGAAGCCCTTAAAAGAGAGAAAAAAGAAAATTTAATCAACTCTTATAAGGACAATCTTTCCGAAGAAGAATACAATGGTTTCTTTGCCACCATCGATTCGGTTTCTTATGAAGAATTAGAAACAAATCTTCTTAAAACTTATAAAAGAAATCAAGAAGAAAAACCAGCAAAGGTAAGTAGAGCATTCTCATTGGCCTCCTTACTATCAAGAAATGAGACACAAGAAAGTTCATTAGTAGCTCAAATTAAGGCAAACTTACATAGAGACTAATGATAGAGGTATTATACAATGGCAATTTATGATTATTTACCAACGTACCATCAAGTAGAAAACAACAACCTTAAAGGTTTACAACCAGGTTTCGTTGTTGCACAAATGGAAATTGCTCCATCTGCAACATCAGCATTATTAACTGCTAATGGTATGTTCGAAAATGGCCACATCTGTGGCATCAGTGCTGATGGTATTATTCCTGGCGCAAGTGATATGAAGAATTTATTCATCCACTTCTCAGAACCACTCAACACAGTATTCGATGCACAAAAATTCTTCGCTGTTAATCCAAAAGAAGAATGCCCACGTCTTGTCCAATTAATCCCAGGTGATGAATGGATGTCAGATATGGATCCAGAAGATGTTTGTATCGAAGGTCGTATTATTGAATTAGGAACATCTAATTCACAAAGCAAAGATGATTGGTATGGAGTTTCCGCATTGGCAGACGGAACACCAGCACATCACTATATGTTCATTGGTTAATTTCAGAGAGGTATAAAGAATTATGGATAACAAATTACTTATTGCCGCTTTAGAAGGCAAACCAGTTATTGAAGGAACAAATAACTTCTCTTCAGAAGATGTAAATACTGCCGCTGTTAACGCAATCAAAGCTGAATGTGGTTTAACAGATGAATCAACTGCAAGAGACATCAGAGCAGTCGAAACTAAAGCATTCGCTTTAATCGAAGAAGCTGTTGACGAAATCTTACCAAAGAAATTAGAAGCAGTTCTTGGCGAATTCGCAGAAGTTAGAACTTTCCCTCGTGATGCAGAAGTCGTATTCGACATTGAAAAACTCGGTAAAAACCGTGCAAAACTTACAATTTCTAAAGGCGCTCGTGGTGGTATCTACCGTGCAGCAAGATTAGATAACAAGTATTTCAGCCCATCAACAATGGTCTATACTGTTGCAGTCTATACTACACTTGAAGAAATCATCCTTGGTGGTGTATCTTTAGGAGAATTATTCTCAAATATCCTTGAAGGTTTCGAAGAAATCACATACAAAGAAGTATTCAACGCATTAGCAGTTGGTGCTCCAGTTGCAGGATATCCAAGAATTAAATCAGGCGATGCTTCAATCGTTAGCACAACAAAAGCTGGCTTAGGCGCATCACTTGATAAGGTCTTACCATATGTCAAACAATATGGTATCCCAACCGTTTTCGGTTCAAGATCAGCTCTTGATGAGTTAGCAAATGATGGTACAGCATACCATCCAGAACTTGAAGACATGAAAGATCGTAGACAAGTTGGTATCATTCGTTTATACAAAGGTATCAAAGTCGTTGAATTACCAAACTACTTAGTTGATAATAAGAACGATACTTGGTTCTATGACCCAAAATACGTCTTCGTTCTCCCATCTGGTGCAAAACCAGTTAAAGTAGCTATGAAAGGTGAAATGTACATTAAGAAAAATGAACAAGCAACCGGTAGTGAAAAGTGGGAAGCTCACAAGATCATGGGTGTCGGCGTTGCTATGGCAAATAACTTCGCAGTTATTACTGTCACAGACGCAGTCATTGCTTAATTTATAAATTAAGTTCCAAGGGGAAGGGATAAATCCTATCCCTTCCCTTATTTGTTTTATAGAAAGGAGACATAAATATTATGTCTGAAATGAAAGTCTTTAAAATTAAGAAAACTGTACCAGGTGATATACTCTTTGTAGTTCACCCATTATCAAATATGCAATTATCAAGAACAGTCTATCTTACAGATAGAAATCCTGTTCAAGTACTTCCATTAGATTGGGCTTTAGGCATTTTTGTAGATAACGGCAACTATAATATGTATAAAGAAGGTTACTTCACTTTTGAAGATAACCAAGCCGCTGTTCAAGCAGCATATGAAAATGGTGCATATTTCGATGATAAACTTGATTTCACACCAGTCAAAGAAAATCATGAAGAAGTTATTTTCACAGTATTAAAGTCTGGAAACAGAGCAAACATTGAAAATGCTATCAAGAATTATGGTGAAGATCAAGTTAGAAACGTTGCAATTATGCACGTTAACGACTTATCAACAGGTGTTGTTAAAATGTTAGAAGGTATCTTCCACGTACAACTCGTTGTTGATGGTGACGATAGCGAAAATATTTAAAATTTTAAGATAAACGGAGGCAATTATGCAGTTTTGAGATGATGTATTATATCCACCATTTAGAGCTACCATTCGTGGTGAATATTATGGTATAATAACACAAGAAGACATTGATGAAGAATGTTTTAATTTAGCAATGCGTGCAATATCTGCCTTCAAATTCCCAAAAATTTCTACTGAATATAAAACTTTCTATGCGGTGAGAGATGCCAATAACGAATTAGAGGAAGTTAACTTAGAAGATTGCCCAGATGCAATCATGCACGGTTACTTTGTTAATGACCTAACTTATGCGGAAATTGAAGTCCTCATCGCATGAATGAAAGTTTATTGGTGTGAAAACCAACTTTCTAATGCCGATAATTTTGATGATATGTATACAGATGCAAACATCAAGACTTATTCGCGCGCGAATGCAGTTGATAAGAATATGAAACTTATGGCTGAATATCGCAGTTATGCGCAAGAGTTAGAAACAAGATACAGTAGAGTTAATGATTCTAAAAAGCCTTCAATGGGCGATATAAATGAGGATTAAGAGTATGACTAGTTTTGAAAGATGGAAAGAACGTAATTCAAAACGAATGGAAGCTCAAGATAGACTCAATAATAATTTTATATTCAAATCAAACAATTCTGTAATATTAAAAAATGCTAAAAAACCTTGTAAAGAAATTTTAGCTGCAGTTGTAAACAAACAAGAAAAAGATCAAGCATATATTTATACTCATCTTGCGGATAAATTGTCCATGGGATCTGTATGAGGTGCCAAGACTTTAAATTGATTAATTGCGGAAGAAATCATTACAATGAAAGATGTTACATGGCATAAATATTTATCATATTTATGCAATGTTAATGTAGAAGGAACTTGAGGATATTTTAAAGGACCTGAAAAAACTTATGTTAATATTAAAGATGAATCAGGTGCTTCACTCGAATCTCTTCAAAAACCAGTATTAGTTTTACCTGAAAATGTTTTAGGATTCAAAGATAAAATTGTAATTAAAAATAGACCTTGATTAGTTCAAGAATGAGATGCAATCAGTTCTCCTGGATTAATTTATTATTCTTTACGTGCCACTACTATTTCTAAAGATGTTGCGGCCGCGCATGAAGGAGAAGATGTTTATATTGAACGTTATCAAGGAGAAATTACTCCTATTCCAACTGAACCAGAACAAAAAACTGGTAGTGAAGATTTAGAATATCGTATTGCTAATCAAATGGATATTACAGTAGTAACGGAAGAAGGATATTTTAAGTCAGATAAAAAAGTTGAAATTAAAAAGCATACAGCTACAGAAGTTGTATTTGCAATTCCTTTTGGTATTTTAGAAGTTAATATACAAACTAAAGAAGGAGGCGAAATTGTTACTGAAAAATTTGTAACAAACAAATAATATGAAAACATTAAAAAATATTAAAAAATCTTATTTAGAAATCGCTACTCTTTTAGCTAATGATGAAATATTATGTCGTTTATTATTAAATGATGAAGCAAATGCTCTTTCTATTGAAGCCCCAGAACATGATGTCAATACTTTAATTCAACAGAATTATATTTCAATTTTTCCTCCTGTTGAAAATAGAATTGAAGAATATGATAGAAATACTTTCTTATCAATATTAGTAGACAATATTGTGCTAACAGGAAATGATGAGAATACTACTACTGGCATTGTTTTGTATGCCAGCACAGATGAAGGACATTTATTATTAAAAAATAATTTAAATCGTTTATTAGAAATTTGTGACAGAATACTACAAGTATTAGAAGGACAAAAACTTAGTAGTTCAGGTAAAATATCTATTACTTCAATCACACATGTTATGTTATCTGAATTACATCCAGCATATCGTATTAATATTAGATTTGTAGACCAACCTAATAGAAAGGAAGATATTTAATGGAAATTACTTCAAATTATAATATAACAAG